ATCATTCTACACTATCATCGTCTAGCTGTCAAGCGTTCTTTAAATTTTCTGTGAGCCGTTTGAATTCTTCTTTGTTTGAATATAGTGGTAGCACAGTAGTTTCATCCACATGTGGATTATATTGCAATCTTAAATCATACAAATCACCACGACTATTTACTCTAGCAAAAGCAACAGCATTATTCAAGCTCTCTTTTAAGAGTTTATTTTCTTCTGCTAGTTTAGCCCTATCTTGTTCTGCACTTAACCATCTTGCACGATCTTCTCTTGCTATAATTCTTGTATTATAATACGAAGAAATCAGACTATCTACCTGTTCTCTCATCTTACGCAACTCATCCTTGGCGTTTAATACGTCAAATTCTGTTGGTAGAATGCCTTCGTGGCAGCACTTTAATACATGCTCTAATGGATTAGAAAATTTTAATAGTTCATTCATGATTTTTTGGTAGATATTTCCTAAATTTTACTGTGATATAAGTCCCAAGAAAAGCTCCAGACGCTAATGGTATAAGATACCATACGTTTTTGGAATAGCTCAAAACACCGAATGCAAGTAGGCTGTATATTATAGCTGTACAGGTTGATGCTAACACAGCCTGACCGCGACCTACTGATATTACATATGCTGCATATAAACAATCTATTATCATATATACAAAAAATATAGTGACCGCTGTTATGTAACTAAACTCATTCATATAGTTCTTTTAGCTCCATGTATAATCTTGAGGGTTGGGAATCTTAGGCTAATTCCACCATCTTGATTGTTGGTTTCTTCAAAATATTGTACTGTGATTGTTTTACCAATAATGTCGTTGGGATTTTGGTAGAAGTGTTGACGCTCTGCTATCGTAAAACCACTGCCAACATCTACATTATATCCCTTGTGCTGTATCGTCACATTAGAGAGCATTTCTTCTTCGCATTCTTGACCATCTTTAATGTATCGAAATGGTCCAACACCAATAGCGGTTACGGTATATTCATCATCAAAAAACTTCTTAACTTTGAGTAGATCTTTGCTACGTTTACCCTTATATGGTTCATCAGCACGAAGCATTACTCCTTCCCAGCCATAATCATTACCTCGCTTGGTCCACTCAGCAAAATGGGTATCATCTTTGATTAGTTCTTGACCAAGCACACTAAGACAAGCACAGTTATTGTCTCTCATAACCTCTCGCAAATTATTATATCGAATAGAATATGGTCGATTCTTTTCACCCTTCTTACTATAGAATTCATCATGCGTCAACATATCAAAAATCTTAAAAGATGGATTAGGAATAGTATGATCCTTCTTCTTGAGTTGTTTCATTACTCCTTGAAAATCTTCATTACCATCATCGTCAACAAGACAAAGTTCACCATCAAATACTACATTTGTAATGTTAAGAGCCTTAATACCATCCCTAACGATGCCAAGAGTATCAAACTCTTTTCCTGTACGGGAATAGAAGGTAGTATTACCATTACTATCAACAATCCCAATACATCTAGCACCATCAATTTTTCGGCTAACATACCATCCATCTTTCCAATCTACAAGTTTAGGCTCATACTTATCTGCCAGAGCAACACTAAACTCTGGAATATGGTCAGGAATAGCCTTGTTAATAATCTTGTCGCCAGCACGGGTTTTCAAATCCTTGTCGATAATGCAATGGATAAGTTCCTCATATTCTGGATGATGATCAATAAAACTGTTCACAGCACCAATAGCATCATGTCCAGTAATTGAACGACTCTTTAGATCGTCCAGCAAATTAAATATATCGTGATATTTTTGTCCACGCAACTGATTCTTTTTCTTTAAGTTGTCGCTGGTAACATTGTATTGCCAAAGTGGGTGATATGTATAGAGCAAAATCTTTTTAGTGAACGAAGCTCCAATATTGTTGATATTACAATAGTCTTCAATGATCCCTTGCTTATCAATAGTGCTGCTAGTAGCCCTAAGATCGCGGACCATTCCCCAAACATAATCAAAATCGTGAGTCATCAAATGTTCTCCTGTGTGTACGATCAAGTATAAACGACCGCTCAACCTTTGTCAAGGTCATTATACATTTTCGACCGTTCAACATTCGATTCTTTAGTCAAGTCTGTGTGATCGTAATCCATTATGTCTGTGTCTGGAGTAACCCAACGCATATTTCTTTCTGCCGTCCATAATGTTTCATTATATTTACGATGGATAACAATATCTTTTTTAACAGTAAATGATGGATCGTGCATAACTAATCTATTATTTGGTTGAATTGCAAAGTTGCCATTGTCCATCTTAATGAAGTGTCCGCATTTATGTTGAGATGGAAATTCACTTAAAGTAAAATCTGTATCGCTACTATCGCTTGAACTGGCCCAATCTAACGTAAAGAGATATCTTCCAGTGTATTCTACTCTTCTTCGTGATATAAACTTACAAGTATGATTTCGTAATATAGGATATGATGTAACTGAAACATGATAACTAAAAGAATCCCATAAAACTAATTCGTCTAATTCTTGTTCTGTAGCGTCATCTTTCCAACAAAATGCGTGTATTGGCATTCTCCACCAAAGACCGCCATCCTCCATAATAAAATGGAATAGTGGGGCTTGTGCTGGTATAGAGGTCATGCCAAATATATGGCATGGAAATTTCTTATCAAAAGAGTCTTCTTGATTTCTAAGAAAGTTACCTCTTACATACGCTGAAACAACTGGTATTGGAGTATTAAGATATGACATTAGAATAGCTCTTTTATTACCTTGCCACTATTAGCAATCTTCATAGGTCTTCCATTCTTAGAAGTAAACGTTGTCTCTAATGATATTCCTAAACTTCTTAAAACACTAGCCATTAAATCTTGTGAAGTGTAGGCTTCTCCAATCACTTGCTTACCATCTTCGCTCGTTTGACCAATAGCAAGACCTGTCTTAAAATCAGCACCACCAACAACAACGCTCCAACTTCTGGCCCAATGATCACGACCAGCATTACCATTAATATTTGGTGTGCGACCAAACTCTCCCATCCATATAATTGCTGTATCTTGCAATAGACCGCGACTATCCAAATCTTCTATTAAAGCACTCATCGCTTTATCCATTTCTGGTAGTTTTTGATTCTCTAGTGTTGGGAAGATATTATTATGATTATCCCAACCACCCAAGTCTACTTCTATAAATGGAACACCAGCTTCTACTAATCTTCGGGCCATTAAACAACCTCGACCAAAACCAGTGTTACCATATCGTTCTCTAACTTCCTCTGGTTCTTTTGCTACTTTAAATGCTTCCATTTGTGGGCTGCTCATTAGTTTTGTTGTTTTTGTTAAGACTTTTAAATGATCACTAGCAAAGTCTCCCCTATTTTGAGATATAAACTGGTCTTCTATTGTCTTAAGCATAGTTAGTCTTTGGTTCAGCCTACTCTGATCTAAACCCATATTAAGATTGCGGATATTGCCATTACTATCAACAACAAATGGGGCGTAACTCATACCAAGAAATCCCGGCCCAACGCTGCCGCCACCTACGCTAACAAACGGTGGAATTTCTAATTCTGGCATTTGATCAATTAACTCATGTGATATAACGCTGCCATAACTAGGATAGTCTATAGTTTGACTTGGAACATATCCAGTATGCATATAATATCTTCCGCGACCGTGATCGGCCTCTCGCGTACTCATATTTCTTACTATACTTAGCTTGTCCATGTTTTTAGCAAGCAAAGGTAAGTGTTCACATATTTGAACACCATCAGCATTTGTATCTATTGGCCTAAATGGCCCGCCCGTAACACCGCCAGATTTTAAATCCCAAATATCTATGGTACTTGGTCCACCACTCATCCATAAAAGGATTGCACTCTTATGTCTCTTCTTTAAGTCAGAAGAATTTGCGAGTATAGTATTAGTAAAATTTGTTGCTGGAATTGACAGTGCTGAAGTAGCAGCTAAATGTGATAAGAAATGTCTTCTATTCATGGAGTTCTCCTAATTATTTAGTTTGTATTCTTCTTGGTATTCTACCCAAATATCGCCAGAGATTTTATTGTATATAGTTTTTGCTAATCTGCTGACGCTTTTTTCAACTCCATTTATAGATGGATTATCTGATTTATACCATGAATAACAGTCCTCATCCTTTGAGGATTCATATCCATTAGACTTAGCCCATCTTTTTACTTCAGACCATAACATCATTCTGGCTCATCTGGATCTAAAAACATCGATAACATTTCACACTTAGATTTCCAATAATTCATCTCTAACGCTTTATCTAGCAGTTGCTCCATTACAACAGCGGCTTCGTGTAAAAGCTCTGATCTATCTATAGCCCTTGCTTGCTTAACTGAGCCTTTTAAAGATTTAATAAGATCGCGTATTTGTTTTTCGTTCATATTAATAGTCTAGTTCTGCGTACTGGTCTAACTTATGAACTTGTATGAATATATCGAATAACTTTTTTAGCTTAACTTCTGTCATTACAGCCAATCCATCTAGAGCATTAGCAATTTCGTCCTTGCTCATACCTCCTTCAAGAATACCAAAAGAAAGATCGTTAATGTCATCAACTATGTTGTGTAATTTGTTTATTCTATCTTCCAAATCAAACCTATCCATTTTAATCTCCTTTATGGATAAAACCTCGAAAATTCGCCTTGTATATCGCTCACAAAATCATTTTTTCCAGTATCGTCTGGACCAGTTATAAACTCTTTAGGAACATGCTTGTAAACAGCCTTTTGTTTTGCTTCTTCCCAATCTAGACATCCATATCGTGACCAATAAAGATACTTAAAGCCGTTGTATGATTTTGTTTCTTGTAGAAGTTTTTCTATCATTATGCACAGCTTTGCTTTGGTTGACTGTGGAATCTTGGTCTGAAGCATATCGTTAATGCTATTCTTGATATGCTCTAGAAAATCAATCGATACTTGTTTCCTCAGTTTTGTTTTCATTTTCAACTTCCTCATGATTTATAGAGAGATAAGGAACCCACCCTTCGTCTTCACCATCAACGCCTTCATTTATCAAAAGTTCTGTAATATCTATATTGTACTCAGAACCATCAGAATAATCATACAGTTTTACTTGAGAATCCAGATAAGATTTATCCATCTTAGATATATACTTTTTAAGCTCTTGCCAAGTCATTATTTGTTCTCCGGGTGAAGTGTTCATTCTACTGTATCGGCTCGCTGGAGTCAATACTTGAATCTTGCTTTTCAACAAGATTTAGTCTATTTTTTTGGTTAGCATATCTATTTGGGTCTGCAATTTTGGTATTGATTCTATCTTTAGTTGTAATATAAAACCCCTTGTCATCCTTGCAAACTACTTGATTATCTTCTAAGACAATTACTGGATCTGAGGTATAATTCGTTATATCAATAATCATATCAGATGTGCTACCGTATGCTGTCTTAGTTGTAATAACAGTGCCAGTTTCGTGTGAACGTGGCTTGTATATCTTTTTTGCCATTTGTTTTCCTTACTTAGATTGAAATATCATACAATTTTCTTCACTATCCCATGTAACTTCTAGTTTATCGTCAGAAGCCATTTTTGCAAGCTGAATTCCTAAAACCCAATTTTTCACTTCAGTAAATATCTTTTGTAGTATTAATGTATTCATAAGATATTCATCTTCTATACGAATACAATATTGTTTTATGATTGAACAAATTTCCTTTGGTTTTATGTATTCACTCATTTCTGCTATTGGTATTAGCATTTCATTAGCAACATCTTTACCGATGTGTTTTGCTATTTTCTTTATGCTCTTTACTTTTACCATCTTTTCATCATTCATATCTGACATAGTTGTTCCTCCATATGCTTGAATATTGCTTTGTCTTTCATCTTTAGCTCAAAGTCAAGATCAAAATCAAGATCATGCGTGTCAATAGAATTATAAGCAAAATCGGCGTGCGCTCTTGGGTTGTTGCCGGGGCGACTCTCGCTGTAGTGGAACAACGGTTTAAAGCCCTTCCAAGTGGCGTGACAGGCCCGTATAGCCTCTTTCTCAGTCAGACCGTCTGGATGGCACTTGTGGTGCAAATAATCAAACGTGATGGGTATATTGGTTGCTGGGTAGAATATTTCTGTTAGCTCTTTTACAGACCAGCAGTTTACTTTATCGTCATTTTCGATAACAAGTCTGCTGCGACAATTGCTATCAAGGCGAGAATAATTGGAGAGAAATCTAGCAATAATACTATCATGGTCGCCGTTTTTGTTATGTACGTGCAAATTCATTGGTGATCGGTAGTCGGCTGGACATCCGATACGGTCCATGAATGCAGAATAGAAATTAAGTTCTCTGATTGTCTTTTGTACCGCTTGCTCGTTTTCAGATGCCAATACATTGAACTCGCTAGGGTGACAAGAAATACGGACCCCAGTATCGGAAATAGTCTTTTGAATAAAATCAAACCCAACTTGTATTTTGTCATATTGTGGAAGATCCTCTAGTGTTACATTTGCAAGGTCATATGTTATCAATGGAAATAGATCACTACTAAGTCTATAGCACAGGTCATTGTCCGCACAATGCTGTATGGTTACACAAGTAGCGATCATATTATGGAATATACGGTCGCCCAATGTGTCTAAAGCCTCGTCACGGTCTAAGGACGAGAATCTCTTATAAGTCATGGTCTTGAACTTAACTGGCTCGTCAAGTTCTTGTAATTCTAATGAAATGCAACAAAGTCCGTACCGCATACATTGTCTCCTGTGTGTCTATGCTATTCTACATCGACACAACAGGGTTGTCAACTCTTGTTTTTCTTCCAAGAGAACAGATTGTTTAGGTAGGCTTTTC